TCCGTGGTCTGTTGGACTATCGTTTTTATTGTGTCCACTATAACTAATTAGGGAACTTACTTTGCAATATGGTTTAAAAAAGTTCCCTATTCTATAAACATTTTTCTTAAATGCATTAAAATCTTTATTATCACCAACTTCTTCATAATCAAAATCAAGAGCAATAATAACTTCTTCTATTCCAAGTTCCAATAATTGCTTTAATTTTGCATTACTCATTGATTTACCATAAAGACTTACACTATAATTCTTACAAGCAAATATACTATCACATTGTAAAGTAAATTTTTCTGCTTCTCCAATGACTACTTTTTTATAGTGTTCAATATTTCTTGCATTATAATTTAACCCATACAATGTTTTATTTACTGGAAACTCATAACTCATTCCGTCTAACATTTCAAGTGGTAGATATTTAGCTCCATAAGGATTAAGAAATCTTTGTCTTATTCCAACCATATTTCCATCTTTATTCAAACAAGGAATAATTACACTATCATTATATGGATAATATTTAATTCCATATTTTTTCATTGTATCAATTGAAATATAGTCATCAATCCAACTTTGTGGATAGCAGTCTTCAAAGTAATTTAATATTGATTTATCATATACTTTAAGTTCTGCGTTTTCTTTTTCTTTTTTAGTATATTTTAACAAACTTTTCCAGTTATATAAATTAGTATTTGGTTTTTGTATTTCTTCTTTGAAATTAAAAGGAATATTTAATTGTTCACAAATCCATTTAACACACTGAAATCTTGTTTTCTTTTCCCCAATTAAATCAAATCTTTTTTCCACTAATGTTATTAAATTATAACTTACTTGACATTCAGAAAAACAATAAAAACTTCTATTCTCTGTATAAAATGCCAAATTATTTTTACATTTATATACATCTATATTATGACAAAAAGATTTATACATCCAAGTTGTTGGATTGCTTTTAATTGGGTTTGGAATTCCAAGTCTAGATATAATCAGCTCATAATCTTCTATTGTAGTTATTTCATATAATAATTTATTAATAAAATCTTTAAACTGATTATATTCTAATTCATTCATCTTCTTCTGTCTCTTCCTCTTCTTCTATGTCATAACAACCAAGTAACCAGCACATAAAGTCTAAATAAGTTGGGTCTATGTCCATTGTTCTTTCTAAATTAATCATTTTTTTAACTCCAAATACATTTCAGCTATTTCGTCATTTTTTTCATTATTATAGTATTTATATGTAAGTAGCATTGGTAAATTAGAATTAGCTCCTTTTCTCCACATTAAATATTCACACCAGTTTGGTTCTCCACTTGAATCTTTACTCCAACTTGGATATTCATACATATTCATATAATTCATATTTTTATCTGTAATTATAGTACTTCCTTTATATCCATAAATTTGTACTAATACATTTTGAACCAAAACTCTTTTTGCTAATCTACAAATCCATTTTTGAAATTCTTTATATGTTTCTTTAAATTCTCTATCTCTTAAATTTCCATCTACAACAATAATATAATTTTCTTGAAGTCTTAAAGGATTTGCTCTTTCAAATTCATCACAACTACAATATAAATTATGACCTTCTTTTTTTATAATATAAGTATTCATGTCTTTTTCAGAACCAGTTACTTTTGGTAAATGTCTTAATACTGTTTTTAAAATATATTCAATTTCTTCTTGAGTTCTACCTAATGTTGATACTTCAATTGTACCATTAATATATGTCCAATGACTCATTAATCTCTCTCCTTCCATAAATCAATTTTGCCCCATAATTCATATTTATTTTTATATTTATTATAAATAGGTTTCCATTCGTTATATGAAATTCCATTGCAAATAGCTTTTTCTTCTAAATTATATAAACATTGTCTTAAATATGTTTCATTATGCCAATTGCAAAATAGAAGGTTTTTATCTACTTCATCTAAAACATAATATCTTGCTTCTCTTATTGCAGCTGGAAAAATATAATTTTGAAATTTTTCCCAACTACACTTATATTTTCTACGACACATTTCTTTCCAAACCATTTTTGAATATGTAATAAAATGATTTAATGGATAATCCATAATCCTATTTACTAAAATATGATTTGTGCTTCCATTATCGCTTATTTGTTTTGCTATAAGACAGCATTCTCTCCATTGTCCACATAAAGTTTGTTTTGGAAGTAATTTAATTAAATCTTTATGATAGCAACGCATACTTAATTTCCTTTCATATTAAAAATTCCTTAATTGTATATATATTATAACATACAATTAAGGAATTGTCAAGGGGATTATTAAATTTATTCGTATTCAATCACCAATTTATCAACATCAATAGGGTTATTTGCTTTATCAGTACAAAACATATCGTATGTTCTTGCTCTGCCTAAATCAATATACTGAAAAACTTTAATATTCTTTGGATATTTACTTCCACGACCTTTAATAATATGAATTACATTATTAGGTTGAATTGTATTTCCAAATGAATTTGGATTGTATTTATAATTCCATTTCTGAATTAAAGTTCCAAGTTGGTCTAATTCTTTTTTTGTAGGATATAACATAATCATTGTTCCATCAGTTTTTCTTACTTGAGATTTACCACCAGCAAGACAAGCTTCGTTTGGATTTTCCATATTATCTTCATTTCCATTTGTTTGTACTGCGGAAATTAATGCAATATCACATTCTCTTTGTACTTGTTTTAATCTATCCGTTAAAGCCAATAGAACCATATCTTCTCTTTGTGGCACTTTTGTTTCAGAAGAAAGTTCTTTCGCAACAAATCCATTATTTTGAATATAATCAAAACATACGGTTTTTACACCTTTATTAAATGCATAATCTCTAATAGTTTCTGTTAATGATTTCGTTGTAAATTCTGGGTCATCAACAATATATAGTCCACTATCTAATAAAATCTCTCCAGCTCTGTCTACTCTTTCTTCTTCTCCAGATTCATATTTTCCATCAATAATATGATTTCTAGGAACTCCGCTAATCCAAGCAATAATCATAGGGTCTAATTCATTTCTTAAATCAAGTTCTGTATTAATAAATAAGCCATTTCCTTTTCTTGACTTATTAATAACAAACTCTTCTTTTTCTAAATCATAATATTCTTTAATGGTTGATTTACATAAGTCTCCCATAGAAAGAACTGTCTTTCCTTGACCGCTTTTTGCTACTCTTAAAATAAATCCATAGATTCCACGATAAATTCCATTTAAATATTCTGATTGAAAACTATTTCCAACAAGTGGAGATTCTTTAAATCTTTCTTTTGATTCTGCAAAATCTGCACCAGCCACATATTCTTCTTTAACTCTTCTATTATATTTTCTCTTTACTTCGACTTGTAATCCTTCAAAGTAATTAATAATATCTTCAATAGAATATTTATTGAGATTTTCAAACTGACTTAAATCATCTTTTGTTTCATCAAAAAATTTTGATACATCAAAACCATGCTCTTTATATTCATTTAAGCAACTATATTTTCTAAATTCTTTATAGTATGCTTCAAAATTTTCTTCATTTACGAGTTCTACGATGGTATCAATATATTCACTACCATTGTTATCTTTATATACTTCATATTGACTTGTATAAGGTTCTAGCCATTGTTCAAAATCCATTGTAGTTATTGCCTTATATCCTTCTACAGCCAAATTATAACATACTACATATATAATTTTATGAAATAAAACTTTGAAATCATCTTTATCGACTTCAAATTTATCATTTATACATAATGTTGGATTTTTAATATAGCAACCCAATAACTTATCTGCTAAAGAGTTTGAATAAATCATTTCTTATCCTCTCCATCATCAACAATAATATCAATATCAAAATTATCTAAAAAATAGTCTTCAATTCCTATTGAAGAAATATGAAAAATACCTCTTTTCCATATTGGTGTTTCTGTTTTTGTTATTTTATAAATATCATTAAAATCTAATCTTGACATATTAATATTATCATAAATTTCCATAATTTCATATTCAAGACTTTGTGTGAATTTACCATTATTTCTTTTTAAAGAAAAATTCTTATCTCTATTATTATATGCAGAAATTGGAAACCATCCAATATTGTTTAACAGTTTGTTTCCAATCTTAATATAAACATAATTAGAGCAAGTATTTAATTCTTCACTCCCTAAAACTTCACTTCCAAGTAGAATGAAAATAGTTCCATCTGGAAAATCACTTACTTTATTTATTTTTGTCATATCCATATAATTATGCTCCTTTAATTTAATTGATTTTGTAATCATATTATAACATAATTAAAAAATATTGTCAATGGGTATTTTCTTAAAATGTTTAATTTTATTTACACTATTCTTCACTATTTTTTCACTATCTTTGAAGTCGAATTTTTCGACTTCAAGTTCTAATTGCTCTGTTTGCTCATAATATTTTTGTGCTTCATGGTAATAAAAAGGAATAACCCACATTATAGAATTCGATTTATCACTAAATAAATCAATTTCTTTTATTTCTTTACAATACCATAAAGTATATCTCATACCACCATAAGTAATTGTAGAATCATCATCCATCATATTTTTTATTATACTTGTAATAAGCTTCCAATTAATATCGTGCTTATCCCAGCCATTATTTACATAAAGCTCTTGAATATAATCAAGAAACAATCTTCTTGGATTATCTTCTCCAGTATTTGTTTTCTTTTGTGGTTTATATTTTATTTTATCTTGGCTTGCTTGCCAATGTTCAATATTACAATAATATGTTCTATCCGTAGGATTTCTTTTATATTCAGTTCCTTTTGGAATTTCTTTTTTACAAAATCTACAAATCATAATAAATCATCATCTTTCGTTGCTTCTTCATAAGGTACATTATTGAGGTGTTTATCAGATTCCCAACAATTTTTACAACAAGGAAAAATCCAACCACAATAAGTCATTTTTGCATTTTCATTACCACAAAAAATACAAGTATGTGATGATAATTTTTCATATTTATTAAATATTTCTTCATATTCTTCATAAATATTTTTTGGTATTCCGTTAGTATATAATCTCCAAGTACCAAATTTTTCTTTACTTTGAATAATTCTATATTTATCAAGATAATTTTCTTTTTCTAAAATCGGTTTTATTTCTCTATAAAAATTTATTTTTAATTTATCCCAACCCTTTGGACATTCATCATCTAACTCTGTATAACTATAATCATAATCATCTGGTATTTTATCAGTAAATCTATTCCTAGGAATTAAAAAAGGAAGTTCTTTACATATTTTTTTATTTTCTTTTTTTGTCATAATACTCTCCTTAAAATAAATGGGCGATATATAAATACCGCCCATATTTAAGTTATTTATAATTAAAGTTCAATTCCAAGTAATGTTGCTTTTGTAACTAAATTATTATAAATATTATCCAACGCAACAAGTTCATCATCAGTAGCTTGAGAAATTTTTCTTCCTTCTCCTAACTGATTTTCAATAATTCCAGTTACATCATCTGGACAAACTTCCCAAAGTCGTTGAATATATGGTGTAATAATTTCAACATAATCTTCTTTGGTATATTTGTTTTTCTTTTCAATATAATCAGAAATTTCTACATTCTCTTCTTTAGCAGACCTTTCAACAGCATCTTCAATCGCCTTAATTAAACCTTCTGCTGTAAATGGGTCAATAAATGTTTCAATATCAAATCTAGAACGAGCAAATACATTCTTAGTTCTTCTACAAATAGCCGTAGAAGGAATTGTTTTATATGTTTCTTTATCAATTCCATTTGGTCTTAAATAAATGCAGAAATCTGTTAAATCTCTTAACATTCTCATTGAAGACTTTTCGTTTGAAGTTCCCTTTGGTTGAACAAAAGTATATGGTTCACCAGAAACTTCATCTTCAATTTCTACTCTTTCTTCGTGTGCAATAAACACAACACAAAAACCCTTAGAAGTTAATCTATTAATCTGCATTTCAAAATCAGTTCTTGCAATCTTATATCCGTTTTGTCTGCCTTGAATTTCGGACAAATCACGAACACCAAATTGATTACAAATTGACCTTTCAGATTGTGCTACTAAATTTTCAGCAGTATCAATAATAATGGTCTCAATCTGAGTTTTTCTCTTTTCAAGATTCTTACTATTTGTTAAGTCATCAATAATTTCCTTAAAATGTCTCCAATCATCACAAGACTCTTTAGGACAATTTGCAGCAGAACCACCAGATTCTGTCATAATAAGAAAAGGCTTAGGCATCTTAGACATTTGCTTTGTTTTACCAACATCATTACAGCCATATAATAAAATCTTTTTGCCTTTAATACCAGTCTCAAACGTGACTTCTTTTTCTAATAAAGTATCTAAACTAAAAGCCATTTTTAATATCCTTTCTTTTTGATAAGTTCGTCAGATAAACTATAAAATTTATCTGACGAACTATGGTTTATATATTAATTAAATAAATGGATTCTTCTTTTCAGTTGCTTTAGCCTTTGGCTTTTCATCAGAAGAACCAAAAGGAGTCTTGGTAACTTTAGTGCTAGCAACAGAACCGCCAGCCTTAGCTTCCTTAACCTTATTTTCAATCATAACATCTCTTTCTTCAAGAAGTTCCTTAACCTTATCAACTGGAATAAAGTATTCATTCTCTTCTTCAAAAGGTTCATCTCCACGGAATACAGAGTATTCTGTTACAGAAAATCCACTTACGATTTGAGACTCTCTACGACCAAATCCACCAGCTGTTGCTTTCTTTTGTCCAATATGCTTTACAAGAACTTCATAGTAAAGCTTTACAGACTGTCCAGCTTCATAGAAGGATTCAAAATCATCTGCCAAGTCGCTTTCTACAACAAATGTAGTAGGATAAATTGCTCCAGCATAACTATCAACATATAAGAAATCAACCTTTAATCTACCAGTTTCTTCTTCGTTTTCTCCACGAACTTCCTTATAAATGTTCTTAATTACACCACTAATTTCGCAATCGGCAATATCATTTTCTGGTACATTTGTAGAAGAAATTTGAAAACCATTTAATGAAGGATAAGACTTCCACTCAAATGTATTCTTATCTGCATATTCATTGGCTCTCATAGTACCATCAATCTTAACTCTAGTTGCATTTTCTGGGTCTTTAACCTTTGGTACATATGTATTTAATACGGTTTCCATAGCCTTAAACTTAGGATTATCGACTACATTTCCCTTTTCATCAAGCTTCTTTTCGGAAACTGGAAAGAAATCAACACCAATATCATTTCCGTTTACTTCAACAAGAAACATAGGGTTCTTAAATTCCTTCTTTGCAAATTGCTGGCAAGTAACTTTCTTATCTCCAAGAGATACTTCCTTGGTAATCTTTTCCAAATTCATCTCTTTAAGAGTTCCAACTACTTGCACATGATTAATACTTTTTAATTCACTCATAAAATTTTTCTCCTTAAAATAATTAATTAAACTATAACTTATCTATAATAAACTCTTACGAGATTAATAAAAATAAATTTATAATTACATCAAGGCGTTTCACCCTTGTACATTCACTGTCTTACATTATATCACATTTAATTGAAAAAGTCAAGAAATAAATCAGAATAACTTCTTGGATTTTTCTTTTTTTCTCTTGAAATGGAATAATATCCATAATCCTTAGCAAAAGCATCTCTTAATTCAATATACTTATTAAATGCTTCGTCAACTTCTGCCTTTCTTTCTTCTTTTTGAGCTTCTAATTTTTCTTTTGCTTCTTTCTTTAATGCTTCTTTTGTTTCATTTAATTTTTTAATCTGTTCATCAATTTCTTCAATAGTTAATTTTGTTGCCATTTTATTTATCTCCTTTATTATTTAGTTAATTGTATTATATCATACTTTTTGTTGTTTGTCAACAACAAATTTGGGATAGTGGGATTTGAACCCACAACTTCTGCCACCCAAAGACAGCGGACTGCCAAGTTGTCCTATATCCCAATAACATAGATAGCGTTTCAGATTTGAACTGTTCTAATCTTCTTCAGATTGTGCTACCGAATTACACTAGACGCTTCTATGT